AAAGTTGTCCCATATGTCCCGAAGGTATGTGCTAAAATGGTAGCATGGAATTCTAAAACATAACCAAGCCGTCCGTTGCGAGAGCAGCGGGCGGTATTATTTTGGGAAAGGGGGATATTTGGTCGTAGCATCGCTCCTTGTGTTACGATCTCGCACCGGACTTTTGTACGCCAACGAGAGTAGCGGGCGGTATCATTCAAAGGAGGAAAACGAAATGTTTTCAAAGCTTACAAACAAATTCAAAGCGACACCTACATTGTTTTACGCAATGAGTATCGCGGCGACGTGGGCGAATGCCGGCTCTCTTCTGAACGGTATCACTATGTCGCAAGGGAGTGGAATTCTGCCTTTTCTCCTGTGGGCGCTCGGTAACACGCTCGCCTGCATCGTGTTCGGCATCTTCGCTCCTATGATCCCCAAGCTACGCGACGTGTTCCGTAGCAAGCCGATGAAGATTATAATGGGCATTATGTGTCCTTTCCAATGTTGGATTTCGATGAATGGTATTCAGACCGTATTCGCTGATACCGTGCTTGGCCCCGACGTCGGTAAGCTCATTGCTCTCGCCTTTGCGGTGTTCTTCATCGTCATTCTGTTCAAGTATGGTATGATACGCAACGTACTCACCGACCACATCAGCTGGACGGCGGTTTACGTCCTCGTCTTTGCGCTTTCGACAGTTGCCCTGTTGACCTCCCACGGAAACTACGTAGATCTCTCCTGGGGCGCGGACGGCGTTGGATTGGGCATTAAAAATTGCCTGTTGCTTATTCCCGGTGCGTTCCTCTATCCCTATTACTTTGAACTGCTCGATTACAACGACAAAAACGAGGACGGAACGAAGAAAATCAGAGTCCGCACAGCCTTTGTTGGCGGTGGCTTGATTTTCGGCATTTATCTGATCTTCATTTTCCTTATGAGCTTGGCTGTGTTCAACCCTGCGCTGAACATCGTAAAGGCAATCTTGGTTACGCTCATTGCGGTATCGTCGTTGTCCTCTTTCCAGTACAGTATCTACCTCACGTTCGGGCGCAAGCTCGGACTTGGTCTGAACATCTTGACCGCAGGGCTCTGGCAGTTGCTTATCCCTCTCGGTGTTATGGGCGCGTGGACGCTTATGGCAAGTATCCGAGTGTATATCGTAGCCGCGGCAATTATCGCCGCTTTCGTTTGGTATTTCGTTGAGAAACGAAGGACGAGAGGGGCGGTGCGCAAATGAAAAGGATCCTCGGCAGGAAACAGACCACAAACAACGCTAAATGGCTTGAAGCGTTGCAGACCATTGAGACCCTTGTGAGCCTTGAAGAGCTCGAAGAACAGGCTAAAAAGACCGTTGCAACTATCAAGAAAATCACCCGTGGGAAAAAGGTTGCATTCTCTTGGAGCGGCGGTAAAGATAGCATTGTCCTCGCTCACATTTGTCAGCGTGCAGGCATAACCGCTTGTATGTTCGCTCACACCGAGCTTGAATATCCCGCATTCCTCAAATGGTGTTTGGAGAACAAACCCGAAGGTTGCGAGGTTATCAACACAGGACAGGGACTTGATTGGCTTGCAAAGCACGAAGCTATGATTTTCCCTAAGGGCAAAGAGCTGAACAGATGGTACGCTATCGTTCAGAGAGCCGCATTTACCAAATACTTTTTTGACAACAAGCTCGATATGATCTTGGTCGGACATCGAAAAGCGGACGGTAATGTGGTAGGCCCGAACAATATCCTTACCAAGAACTCAGGCGAGGTGCGGTATTCGCCCCTTGCCGATTGGTCACACGAAATGTTGTTGGCCTATATTCACTATTACAAACTGGACCTTCCCCCGATCTACGAGTGGAAGGATGGCTTCAAATGCGGTACTCACCCGTGGCCGTCCAGGATGTATATGAAATCCGTTGAGCAAGGCTACGCGGAGGTTTACGAAATAGACCCCTCGATAGTGATTGCCGCAGCGGAGAAAATCGAAAGCGCTCGCCGCTTCCTCGAAGAAAGGAGGTGACGAACGATGGAGATTGTAGTACGAAAGTTATCTGAGCTGAAGCAGAACGAAGAAAATATCCGAATGCACCCCGACACGCAGATCCGCGAGTACGTGCGCTCCTTGGAGAAGAACGGTCAGCTGAAACTGATCGTCATTGACGAGGACAATGTAATTTGGATCGGTAACGGCTTGTATCAGGCAATGATGAAAGCCGGATGGGACGAGGCAAAATGCCTTGTCAAGAGGGGTATGACACGTCAGCAGAAAATCAAAATGATGATGGCTGACAATCGCATCTTCGATCTCGGTGTCGATGATATGTCCGTGTTCGATAGAATGATTAACGAACTCGCGGGCGACTTTGACATTCCCGGATATGACGACGAACTGCTGAACTCTCTGATTGCAAGCTCTGATGAAGTGTCCGATATGATGTCGAGCTATGGCATTGTTGACGAGGGACGGCGCGAGGCTATTGCCGATGCGAAGAAAGTCTATCAGAGCGAAGCTGCAGCAGAGCCTACCGACCCTGCGGAGCGTGCTTATGAAGCACCCACACCCGAAGCTCCCAATACAACCATTGACACAGACGATTACACGCCCGAACTGACGCGTAAGTTTGTGATCTGCAAGAAATGCGGTGAAAAGATATGGCTGTAAAGAGAGCGCAGGCAAACATCGACGTAGTACAGGCGACCACAATGAGAATACGCAATGTGTTCTCTAATGGTCTGCCTGTCTATATGTCTTTCTCCGGGGGAAAAGACTCCATCTGCATGGCTGACATCGTCTACAAGCTGATACAGCGCGGCGAGATAGATGCGAAACAGCTCACGGTCATATTCATTGACGAGGAAGCGATCTACGATTGCGTTATCGAAATGACAATGACCTGGCGCAAAAAGTTCTTGCTTGCAGGAGCGCAGTTCCGTTGGTACTGCCTGCCCGTCAAGCAGGTGTCCTGTTTCAATCAGCTCACCAACGACGAGAGTTGGATAACTTGGGAGCCGGGCAAGGAAGCCGATTGGGTGCGACAGCCGCCTCCCTTTGCAATCAGAACAAGTCCGTTCCTCAAAGGAGTGGGCAAAGAGAACTATCAATCGTTTCTGCCTAAGGTCACGAGAGACGGTATTATGATGACAGGCGTGAGAGCATCGGAGTCGGTGCAACGTCTGCAGTATATGTCAACCCTCAACCTCGGACGGCAAGGCATCACAGGAACGAATACGATATACCCGATATACGATTGGCGCGACAATGACATATGGAAGTATCTGAGGGATAACAAGCTCGATATTCCCGATGCTTACCTGTGGCTCTACCGATGCGGCGTAAACCGCCACGCCCTGCGTATATCAAACTTCTTTGGCATTGACAGCCTCGCGGGATTGAGGCACGTTGCCGAAACTGACCCAAAGCTATGGGCACAGATTGAGCGACGTGAGCCTAACGCCTATATGACGCTTCTCTATTGGGATAGCGAAATGTATAAGCGAAGCAGCCACAGCCGCAAGAAGCAAGAGGGCGAACAGAACAAGGACTACAAAGCCTTGTGCCGCGTCCTCTTATTCGAGGAGGGGGAGAAGTTCTTCACCAACCCTACTACTCGGCACGTTATGCAACAGTATCGCAGATGCTATACCAAGATAGACGGTATGGCTCGTCCGCGTGATTACCGTAAGATGTACGAGGCTCTGAAGGCAGGAGATCCTAAGCTCAGGACAATGCGTGCTATCTTCCAAGATGTATATGGATCATACGCAGAGTATGCAAAGAAATTCCGTGTGCAGAAAGGAGGTGACACAAATGCCTGATATGGATCTGTTCGCCCCTCTCAGCTCTCTTGAATGGGTGGACCGTGAGAAGCTCCACGCCAACGACTACAACCCGAACAAAGTATCAGAGGAAAACCTATCCCTCTTGGTACAGTCTATCCTCACAAACGGATGGACATTGCCTATCGTGGTAAGACCCGACTACACAATCATAGACGGCTTCCATAGATGGACGGTGTCGGGGCGTGAGCCGTTGAAGAGTAAGCTCGGCGGCAAGGTACCCGTGGTTATCGTGGACCACAAGGACAGAGCCGACGACATCTACGGAACTGTAACGCACAATAGAGCGCGTGGTACACATCTGCTCGAACCTATGAAAGCTATCGTCAAGAAGCTTATGGACGAGGGCAAGAGTGTAAAGGAGATCAGTAAGCAACTCGGTATGAAACCCGAAGAGATATTCCGACTCTCCGATTTCAGCAAAGACGACTTCCTCAATATGATGGTGAAGCATAACGAATATAGCAAGGCAGAAATACTCACCAAGGTATGAGTAAAGCCTTGAAAGACGGTTGCAGAAGCAAAGCAGCCGCGAAAAGACGACCTGCGAGGCTCAAAAGGTACTGTGAAAGGCCTTGAAAAACCTCGCGGGCTCGTCGACCCCAAATTTCAATCAGTTAGTATGCGATTTTTTGGGGAACTTTAATTGATTTTGACAATAAGTGGGATGGATAATGTATCACAAAAATGCGGGAGTCCAGATACATATATGCTCAAAAGGCATATCGCATTATACGCTGATGTGGCTCAATGGCAGAGCAGTTGATTTGTAATCAACAGGTTGTGGGTTCGACTCCCTCCATCAGCTCCAAAACCTTTGAAGAAATCCTACGGAAAATCGTGCGAGAGGTTTTTATTTGTGTTTCCCCTCTTGCACGAGCGAGCCTCCATAAGCATTCCGTAGGTTGCGACGAACTTCGGGAGATTGATAGTCGCGTAAAGTGGTGGTAATCTCCCCTTTGCACAACAACAGAAAGGAGAGCTGGTATGGCAAAGACAAAAGAACCTGCCATTATGGAAGGTGGAAATGCGTATATCTTGCAAGCCGGCACTCCGATTTTTGTAAAGACTGCCGACATCTGCTCGATGATTGGCAAGTCAAATCAATGGGTGGGACAACTGACATCGCAAGGCACGCTCAACAAATCTATGACGCCTCACGGCTCGCTCTACAATCTTGCAGACAATATTCGCTCCTATTGCGATATGCTTGAAGAACGTGCGAGCGCAAATCCCGTAGACGAGGAAGAGGACAAAATCGAAAAGGCGCGGCGAATGGCTGACGCGAGGATAAAGGCATCAAAAGCCGTCGTGGCTGACCTCCAAGCGAAAGAGATGCAAGGTAAAATGCATCGTTCCGAGGACGTTGCGGCTATGACCGAGGATTTGATATATGCCGTCCGCGGAGCTTTGATTGCTTTGCCCGGACGATTGTCCGTAGAGGTAGCGGCAATAAGCGACCCTGCGGAAGTGTCGGCGGTCATTCAGAGAGAGGTTTACAAGATTATGGAAGACCTCTCCACGTACCAATATGACCCCAAGAAATACGAGGAACGCGTGAGAGCGCGAATGAATATGGAGCCCATCACTAATGGCGACGACGAAGAGGACTGATGCAGACCGACTCAATGCCGCCATTTCAAGAGCGATTGCAGGAATAAGACCACCCGAACAATTAACCGTCTCCCAATGGGCAGACAAAAAGCGAAAGCTATCACAGGAAAGCTCCGCAGAGGTCGGACAATGGAGAACGAGCAGAACACCGTACCTTAAGGACATTATGGACGCGTTCAACGATCCTGTTCTCCGACACATCGCGGTAGTGGCTTCCTCACAGGTCGGTAAGTCCGAGTGCATAAACAATATGATTGGCTACATTATCGACCAAGACCCCGGCTCAATCCTCTTTATTCAGCCGACAACCATAGACGCCAAAGACTACTCCAAGCTCCGTATCGCTCCTATGATACGAGATACGAAGTGTCTGAAAAACAAGGTTGCCGACCCGAAGAGCCGAGAGTCCGCAAACACCATTCTCCAAAAGTCATATCCTGGCGGCATTCTCACGATGTGCGGCTCAACCGAAGCTCACGCCCTCTGCTCCAAGCCTATCCGATACATATTCGGTGACGAGCGAGATAGATGGGCGACGTCGGCAGGCAACGAGGGCGACCCTTGGGAGCTTGCAACGGCGCGTCAGATCACGTTCTACAATGCTAAGTCGGTAGAGGTATCTACACCAACCGTCAAAGGCGCGAGCGCGATTGAACGAGCATACGGCGACGGCACAATGGAACGGTGGAAAACGCGGTGTCCTCATTGCGAGGAATACAGCGAGATCACCTTTGAGAATATCCGCTTTGAATACGAAACAACCGAGGTCGGAAACGACAAGGTTTATGACATCACCGAAATTCACTATGTTTGCCCCTGCTGCGGCGGAGTTTCCTCCGAGCGCGAGATAAAAGCGCAACCGTCAAAGTGGGTGGCTGACAACCCCGACGCATATAAGCAACATCAGACGCGCTCCTTTTGGCTTTCCTCTTGGGTATCGCCTTGGGCGTCGTGGAAATCGACCATACTGCAATACCTTAAGGCAATCGGCAACTCCAAAAAGATGCAGGTTGTTTACAATACCCGTTTCGGTTTGCTGTGGGAGGACCGCGGCGACCTGGAAGACGAAGAAAGCGTAATGGCTCGTCGCGAAGATTACGGCACTAACGAGGACGGCTCTCCCGTAGAGCTCCCCGAAGGAGTGCTTTATCTGACGTGCGGAGTTGATACACAGGACGACCGCTTGGAATATGAGGTGGTCGGCTACGGTCATTTTGACGAGTCTTGGGGTATCAAAAAAGGTATCATAATGGGCAGACCTGACACAGACGAGGTTTGGCAACGCCTTGATGATATTATCGACCACGTCTACCGCTTCAAATCGGGCATCGGTTTGAGAGTGTCCACGACATTCGTGGACGAAGGTGGACACTTCACACAAGACGTCAGAATGCGCTGCCGTGAGCGCCTTGCCAAAAAGGTGTTTGCTATCAAAGGTCGAGGCGGTCAAGACATACCGTTTACATCTCCCCCGAAGAAACAGAAAATCGTTGTTAACGGCAGAGCACTCGGTATGTGTTGGGTATATGAAATCGGTGTAGATGCAGGCAAACAGCTTATTATGGATAATCTGCGAGTGCAGTCTCCCGGAAGCAAGTATTGCCACTTCCCGCGGCGTGATGATTACGGACCGACATATTTCAAGGGTCTGCTCTCTGAGCGATTGGTTTATAAGAACGGACACAAGCACCCGTGGCAATGGGAGAAAATCCCCGGACACGAGCGCAACGAGCCGCTTGACTGTCGCGATTACGCAAACGCCGCCAAGAAAGCCGCATCGCCCGATATGGACGCGATAGAGCGCAGGCTAAGAGGAACAACACCGAACACACAAACGCCTGTTGCAACGCCTCCAAACCGTCCTCAAACGGCTCACAAACCGCAACGCAAGGGCAATAAGTTGAAGAAATACTATGACGATTGGTAAGGAGGTATCTTATGACAAGAGCCGAGGCGAAAGCCTTATATGAATATTACGACGCGCTCATTACAAAGCTCACCCAAGCAAAGCTTGCTTTGGTGGACGGCGGCGTAAAGAGCTACACCATAGACGGTAGATCTCTCACGCGTTTCGACATCGACACGCTGACAAAAGAGATAACCGATGCCGTCAATAAGCGTTCCGAGCATGCCGCGATTATGAACGGCAGAAAGGCTCGCAAAGCTTTCGGTATTATTCCGAGAGATTTCTAACTTTGGGTATGAGCTCCGTGCGAGCTTGTGCTACGGATCGCCCCGCAGAGTTTCGCTCCTTTCGCTGCGTGGGCAATCCGTTTTTTATTACTGACGAAGGAGGTTGAAACGATGAGCGAAGAAAAGAAACCGCGCAC